GCAATCTCACCATCCTTGTTTGGGGGGGTTATTTTCTTACCATGCCGAGCCCCCCACTCGGCAAAAGTTATACAATTGAACTCCTTATGTTCTTCGTCCACCGTTCCAGCAAAATCGTCACCATACGTCATAGCGGCCACATGGTCTCTAAAATTACAAGCTCTAGGAAACATCTCAAAGAAGCCCATTCTGACATACAGAGAACCTCCAATAGAATTGATCTGCACTGTGATATTGTTTCCAGAAGGATTCATGTGTATCATAGAAAGAACAGTGCCATTCCAATCGACAATAGGATGACAAATGTCCACAACCATGTTTTTCATGATCTTCAGAGATAGTTCATCATACCCAGCTGCCTCAGCTATCTGAATCATAATCCAAAGGGCTTCCCTAGTGATTTCACTAGACATCTTCATGTCATATTTAGAGTAATCCCAGGCAAGGATCCTCTCCTCACCTTTGCTCTCTATATGTTGCACTAGATCTTCCCATTCAGGACTAAAACAATTAACTCCTACTGCACATTCGCTAACAATGGGATTCAATCCCATGAATCGAACTACAGGTAGGAAGTATTGTCTCAAAACCAGGCCGAAACCAACTTGTCCACACTGGAAAACTCTGACTTTAGATGAGTCAGTAGCAGTAGGCGTGTCCTTCAAACAACTAGTGTAGATGGGGTAACACCTTTCTCCTTCAATTAGACACTGTCTCACTCGTTCACATTCATTCACAATAGCTTCGCAAGGTATGTACTTAACGTGATCGTCATGGACTTCTACATCAAAGTACTTATTCTTGGGTCCTTCCAAACCAAATCCTCCGCTAGTGCTCATGTCAATGCGATCAATGAATCGCTTACCAGGTATGCCATTTATAGACTCGTCTAGAGTCAAGGGCCTGATATCAGACTTAGCAGCCAAAGGAAGGAGAGGTGCTAAATAATCTTCAGCAGCTCTTCTCAGTTTATCCGGAAAGAAGGGAGATTCAGGACACTTAAGATGATCCAAAGAAGCGTTATACGCTTTCCAATTAGGTGTCATCTGTGGTGGTCCATACTCCTTAAAACCTGGGAACACTTCATTCACAAATGGTGCGAGAATAGACGGTTGTACAGCGGATTTACTCACTCTTCTCAGATGAGTTGATCCTAACACTTCGAAAGACACCTCATTGTCCATATCAACAAAAGCGGACTTAAAGTGAGGCTTCTTGTCGGTGATGAGATCACGTCCAAAAGTACAAACAGGCTCCCTGTTGGATTCAGCCGACAGATTGAACCTTTTGTCCAAAGCACTGTATGCCTGATTGTAATCATCTAGCGTAATGCTCATTGCTCTACTAGAGCTCCAACCGTCTCCTGCTATATGCAGACCAGCGAGTACAGGTTCCTTCCCATCCTTGATCAATAGAGACATACAGGCACTAGTTCCTCCAATCTTGGTAGAGTACTTATAACCATAAAAGTCTCTGTATCTGTGATCGTAATTACCACTTGTTGCATAGACACTATCTTCGTGTATCTCGAAGTTCTCATACATGCGAACATGTTTAGCTAAGAACTGTCCTCCAACAGGCGTCTTCGAAAGCCATTTATAATTAGACTTAATATTAGGACACCTAGGAAGGTAGATAGCAACGAGATCCCTACCAGGAAAATAGTAAATGGAGCTCTCGTCGATCTTAGCAACAATCTTTCCTCCAGGCTTGGTACTGTTGAAGAGACGCAATTCACACTGCGAAATCTGATCCTTGTTCATGTC